CCGTACATCGCTGTAACATGAGACAACTTCCTCTTGTCTTCGCTGAAGTTACTCATCGTCAATCTTTTCCGCTCATAGCTCTCCGAATCTGCTTGTGTTGCAGTGACTACCAATACATGACGCTCTTGCGATAATCCCCGCAAGGATTTCCAAATATAATCCTGCCTGTGGCGAAATTCAGAAACCTTCGCATCGTCTGCTGACATCAAGTCAGCATAATCTATAATTATGACATCCGGGACAAAACCGTCCTGCCTTTCCCAGATGTCTAACACCCGCCGGATTTCGCTGACAGTAAGAGTTCCCGCGGGATAGGTTATCAGCTTGAATCGGCGTTTATACCTTTCAAAAAACTCCTTCACATTCTTTTTAGCCTGAGCCACTGTAAGTGGTCTACCCTTCTTTACCTTCTTCAACCAAACCGCACCTTTCCTCTCAGTGCAACCATAACTGTCGCAAGGTTCATAATCCGGGTATTCTTCATACTTCTGTTGGAGCACTTCGAGGTTTACGAATTGGTGAGGTGTTTGCATAAATGTACCTAATGATACGCCATCGAAAATTCCATGGTCGCAATTTCTGTCCTCTCTGTCACACAAGTCCAACTGGTTCAACACGCAATCCCCGACAGGACGGAAACGCTCTTCGCAATACCTTTCCTTGTCTGAACGCTGTGATATGTAAATACATATCCTTCTCAATACTTGTTCCTCGGTCATATCGCCAGCCTCGAAAAAAGCTACATTCGCCTTCTGACGGATTCCCCTCAATCCTATCTCCAACAGCATGAAAGTTTTCCCTCGTTTTTCTGGCGCAAGTAATGAAACAAATCCTCCTCTGACAAATTGATCATTCCAAAGTTCGCCTAACGCACCCGGATACATTACCACCGGAGCATAGGCGTTAGAGAAAGCCCTTTCGATGGCCTCCATTGTTTCCTTTTTCTTCGACAAGTCCAAGCCTAACTTCTCATCTTCAAATATGGACGGTTGGAATGATACCGCCAGTTGCTCGGCTTTCTCGATTTCTCCCGCTTGAATGAGTGCTTGGACTTGTTCATTGTGTTTTTCAATTTCCCTAGCCTTGAAATATTCAATAGTTTTGTCGTATAGATACGCTGAATTAAACTGAGTTCCCCTACCGTATTCATCGCTGAGGTCTTGCAACAATTCCTCTATATATTGTGCATCAGCCCTAGATAAACCTTTCTTCAACGCATCCATGTATAAATCTTGTATGTTTGAATCGGGAGCTTTTTTGTATTTTTGAAAATATTCCATACACCAACCGGCTACAATTTTCAATTCAGGCGATTCTAACAAAGCTGGATTCCAAAATTTCTGAATCCGTTGAAGATAATCCGTGCTAACAATCATTCCTGTGATGATTCTACGCTCGATAAATTCTTGGTCGTCTCTTATCAAAATAAATCCCCCTCCGTAGGCTTTCTGTCCTTATTTTATCATACAAACTCCCGTCGAATTATCTGTAATTCAAATCCTTCCAACTATCCCCTCAGATAAGATTTTCCAGTTATTGCATCACGTTCAAAATTATCAGTCTTGGCTTCGTCCCGGCGGAATTTGCTGAACAATGTATGGTTCAGGTCGAACATGTCCAACCTAATGTTGGTAATCCAACTGTTGTCCCGAATCCAATCAACGTATCGGGCAATCAATTCCATTGGACCGGGAAGGAGTCTGACCAAATCACCCGATAAGTTTTGTTCCTGCTTTTCTTTGATTTGGGAGTACAGATTCAGAAGGGTTTCCGCAAGGGTTCTCTCGTCAACGGTTCCTTCAAACAATGCTTCAGCTGGTTCATAGCAATCCCGGTAGAATACATGAGCAAGGTCTTTGCTACGGAAGAATTGCTGTAATACTTTCTTGGGGTCTTTGGGGGTATCGGTAGGACTGGTTTTGGGTTGACCGGGAGTGACTCCAGCTCGTCTCATCGCATCCTCAAGCTTGATGAATTTGCTACGTAAGCTGAAGCCACTCTCAATGACAGGGACATATTGGCCGCCTATATTCTCTTCATACCAATTCAAGGCAGTCTCTACTCGTTGAATGGAGACACCATCAGTTTCGACTAATTTTCTAATTTCATTTGCCCAACTAGCTATCCTTTGGGATGTCACATTAATCCTTTTATTTTTCCTTATGATGGAAGCTAGTCTCTCAGCTAATGGTACATACCGAGAATTTTTATCTTGTTTACCTTCTTTTAAATTTAGGTCGGAGAATAAATTTTTATTATCTTTAGTTTTATTATCTTTAGTTTTATTATATAGTCCTTCAGTTTTCGTAAGGTCTAGTCCTTCAGTTTTCGTAAGGTCTAGTCCTTCAGTTTTCGTAAGGTCTAGTCCTTCAGTTTTCGTAAGGTCTAGTCCTTCGATATTTAATTCCTCCCCAAATACCATTGCAATTAATAACTGGAAATTAATGAAGTAAAATTCTTTTGCAGGTACCCCACGTTTTTCTGTTTTTAATATACCCATTTTGATTAGCTCTTTTTTGCATTTTCTAATTTGGTATTCGGTTAATCCAATTTCATATATTTGGTCTTCATGAGTATTATAAAATGCTCCATCCTCAGTTAACATTTCCCGCTTTTGAAAGTATTTGTATTTGTCTATTAAGTTACTTATGAACAATGCTTTTTCTAATCCTAATACTTTGATTAGTTTTTTGTTGATTGCTAGAAAAGCATCTGTTCGGAATATCTCCAATGCAATTTTAATCATATCATTGTCGTTGTAACTGGTTTCCTTAGTTCCTTTGGTTCTTTTCATCTAAAAACTTCCTCCCTCTACGTCTTCCATATCCAGAATGAGTCTTTGATTCTCCTGGTCTTTTTGTCGCGGTAATGTATTTTCTTCATAAGCCTAAACTAAGGTTTTGTGTCTTAACAGACGTCCTGGTCTCAGATAGACCTGTATCCATCTGTCAACCCTCTCAATCAATTTATATCGTTCTAGTTCCTCCAATATTGGGGTTAGATTCGTACGTTCAATTTTAGCTAGCTTACAGAGTTTAGAAAGGGAAATATCGCAGACGTCCCATCTACGGTAGCGGATATAATCATCGTAGTTAACCCCGGTCCAATCCCTTTCGTAAACTTCCCATTCGATAACTGAATATAGTTCAAAATCCTGCTTCGCGACAGCGCACATGGTCAAATAAAGAATCTTCGCCCTTAGTTTTAGCTTAGCCCATATTCCATTTTCAATGATGCAAGTATAGAAATTGATTGCCTCCTCGCATTGTTCATTTGTTTCTGATTCAGGCCTGCGTACTTTATAGACGTAAAAGTGGCGGGAGCCTTCTGTAACCTTTTCTTTTATTAGCAGTCCGGCGTTCTCCAATTCCTTCAATGCATTGCGAACGCTGTTCTCGCTCACTCCTGCAAAGCGGGCAATATTCGCCTGGGATATCTGGAAGGCTTCATTCTTCTCAAAATCGGCCTCACAACAAAGTACCGGATAAACAGCCAGGGCAGCCTTCGATAATCCATAATCAAGTATCACGCTTTTAGGAATAGCCCGAAAGCTGTCCATGTTAAGTTGGTCTATATCAGAAAAAGCCTTCTCCTTTGGCCTATCGTACACTTGCCTGAACACCTCCTTTTGGAGTTGCTTTTTCTCTTCCTTCTGTCTCTGAATATCCCGTATCTTTCCACTGGTTCTTTTCATCTAAAAACCTCCCTCTCTTCTGGGTCTCATTCTCTTATCCACTTACTTATTCACCTTACGTTTTCCTTCTAGCTCGCTCAGTACCTGTTCAAGTTTCTCTCTGTTCTCGGGTTTCGGTTCGCTCACTTCCCTTTCCCATAGTTGAACAGTCAGTAAAGACACTCCTACCAATCTCGCAAGCTCCATCTGGGACAATCCCAATGCTTTTCTCCTTTTCCGCAAATCGTTTCTTTCCATTTTAGAAAACCTCCTTCAATAATGCTTTTACAAAGTGTCTAGAGTCCTCAATTTTCATATCCCCAGGGTCGGTGTCTACGGTCTCAATGAACACCTTTTTCCTGCGGGCTTTGAGCTTTACCGCTAGCTTTCGAGCCTGTTGCCGAGCTTGCGGTTCGTTGTCGTATACGATGAAGAACCTATCATGAATTTTTGTTAATGCTAGCACCTGTTCCATGGTAAACGATGTCCCGAAAGTAGCCACCGCACAGGTCCCCAATTTCCAAACGTCTATTACGCCTTCAACCACAATTAGCGCTGGATATTTACTCCATTCCTTCTCTTTCCCGTATACAATGTGTTTATGGTGGATAACTTCCCGTCTCATTGGACAGGCTAGATACCTTTTGTCAGATTTCTCGGTGATATCTCGGGTCTGAAAGCTAACTAATTCACCACCCCAACGAATGGGGATGATGATTCGGTTTCCGTAAGCAATTTTGTCGAGAAAACTCACTGGCCCAGTTTGTTTTAGCCTCCATTTTTTCTCCAATTTTTCCGGGTCAAATCCTCTACTTTCCAGATATTTCTTCCCAGCTTCATTCAGGCGCTCGAAATAAGGTTGAGGGAATTTTATGGGGAATATACTCACCCGGGGTTCTTCTACCTTCTTTCGGATAGTTGCCGTTGGCCCGGCGTATTCTTGAATCAGTTGCTTCATCTTTTCTACGGGTTGATTCAGTATCCTAGCCAATGCGCTAGCTGTAGAATGTCCTCCGCAACGCCAGCAGTGACTAATTGTTGGTTGATATAAGTTTATCCCCAGGTGGAAGTTCTTCGACCCGTGACAGAACGGGCAGTGGATATTTATCCAGCCTGCGGTGGAATGATGATGCTCAGATTCTGTTACGTAAGGTATTCCGTAGTCTTGAAGCAGCTTTTCAATCCCCATTTTCTCCCTCCTATATTCTATATTTATTATACAAATTACTTCAAAATTATTTGTTCTGGTATTTCGTCCTCCTCATTTTTCGCTTCGTCTGAGTCATTCTTAGCGTTTGTTTAATTTCACGGAAAGTAGCCCAGATTTTGTTTTCGCTCCAACCCCGGGCTTTTAACTCCCGTGCAATTATTCCTCGTGCTTCTCGGGGTTTATCAGTATTTATGTATACCTCGTTGCTATTAAGCAGGAGGACAATCATCTTTGCGTCTGGTGAAAGACTTTCAAACAACTCCCTCCAGCTCTCTTCCGCAAGAACAACTTGTTCAGGGTCAAGTTCCTCTCTCTCTTCTACTAGCATGTCTATGGCTTCGTCGTCCACTGGGACTTCCTTTTTGGCTTTCAGTAAGCTATTTATGTGATTTCTAACCACGGTCCATATGAACGTGGATTTCTTTCCCCTTGCGGGGTCATAGGAGGGAGCAGCCTCCAAATATGCAAGGTAAGCCTCAGAACATAGCTCATCGAAGTCATCGAAGTCCAGGCCGGTGCTCCGGGTGTATGACCACACCGCTTTTCTCACGATATTGAGTTCCATTTGTTCATTGCTCATTTTTCCCCGCCTCCTCGCTTTCCAAATAACTTTCTATCAATTCAGTTATGAGGCTTTTTTCGTCAACCGGTCTTCCGTCTATTACAGCGGATAGTACTTCCCTCTTTTTGTCCAACAATTTAGCCAGCTTATATTCCACCGAATTTTCTGCTAACAGATAATATATGTTAACCGCATTTTTCTGCCCAATTCGGTGGCACCGGTCTTCCGCTTGAACCAATTCTCCTGGTGTCCAGGGTAATTCTAGGAAGGCGACGGAGGATGCTGCCGTAAGAGTTAATCCGACGCCTGCTGCTTGTATGTTACCAATGAATAGCTTTACATTTGGGTCGTTTTGGAATCTCTCGACAGCCTCGTTCCTTTCCTTCTGGGAGCACCCGCCATAGAGTTTCACAGCGACATCTTTGAATTCTTTCATTAGCTGGTCTATAACTTCCTTATGTACTGCAAATACTACTAATTTTGAACCGTCTTCAATGAAATCCCGTATCCAGTTGATTGCTTGCTCCCTTTTCCCTTTGACTGCCAGCTGTTTCAATGCCTCGATTTTTACAAGATGTTCCGCTTTCTTCGCTTTTTCCGCTGCTTCTTTTCCTTTTACAAGTCTCAGATATTGGATGAATTCTTCTTCAGCAACCCTGTATTCTGTTTCATTGCTAAGTTCCATTGGAACGAATGAGTATAGCTTTTCAGGGAGGTCTTTTAGCACGTCAGCTTTCCTTCTCCGTATCATTATGGTGCTAGTGAGGATTCGGTTCAACTCCTCTTTATTCGTGGCGCCAGAGAAGTCCCAACCGAAACCGTTGTGACGGGCTCCGCAGTACCGATGAACGTATGTCCAGAAGCTCGGGAATAGGTTTCTGTCTATGATCTGGAATATATTGAATCCCTCGATTGGTCTATTCACTATCGGCGTCCCGGTCAGGGCTATGACGTGAGGTATACCTTTCGCCAATTTCTTCGTGGCCTTTGTTCGGATTGCGGAGCTGTTTTTGACGTAATGCGTCTCGTCTATTATAAGGACTTGGGGGTTAATAGCCTGGAGCGTTTCAACCCAACTGTTTAGGATGTCGTAATTTATGATTATTATGCTTCCAGTAATTGGATAAGGTTTTGTTCCCTGAAGGATTTGAACGAGGTCTTTGGTGGAAAGAGTTTCCCTTAATTCCTTTGCCCAATTCAGTTTCAACGATGCCGGGCAAAGGATTATTGTCGGTCTTTTTTCCGGGTGAAGTTGTAACCAGGCAGCGGCTTGAATAGTTTTTCCGAGTCCCATCTCATCGGCTATCAGCGCTCTTCCATTCCGCTTTTCGATAAAGGCCACGCCTTTCTTTTGGAAGGGGAACAACTGTTTTTTCAACCCCGGTACCTCGATTCCTTTTTCCATTTCTTCTGCTTGATGAAAGAGTTTTTCTAACTCCGCATCGATTACAAACCCTGCGTCCTTAAGTTTGTTTATACTGTCCGCGGTTATTGTAGCCGTCCAATATTTTTTATCGGGGTGGAAGCGTCTTCCTGGGAGTGATTTTACCAATTGTAGCAACTCCTGGTCGAATTTGTAGCGGATTTCCATTGTTCTGTCGTCTACTTTCTTCACTATGTTCATTTGCTTTACCTGTTCTTGTTGCAAGTGAGG